CCAAAGGCTGACATCATTGTTTCCACCAATGTCTTTCAGCACACCAAAGACATTCATGCCTTCTTGCGTGGCATCCAAAAGCATCTAGATGGCGTGTGGATCCTTGAGTTTCCCTACGCTTTGGAAACCATTCTCACTGGCCAGTTTGATCAATTTTACCACGAGCACTATTACTACTGGCTGCTTTCTCCGTTGGAAGAATTGTTCAAGCAATACGGTCTCAAGATCATCCATGCGCTTCCCGTGGACATCCATGGCGGCACCATGCGGCTATGGATGACAAACAAAGAACCAAGTGCTCCTGCCGTTGATCTATCTTGCTACACGAAGCTTGAACAAGAGGCCGTAGCGCAGGCACCAGTTCTCTTTAGTGATGCTATCGCCATTGTTGGTGATGAATTCATTCATAAATTGACAAGTGGTGAATGGGGCAAGGTTTGCTTCTTCGGGGCAGCAGCTAAGGGCTGCGTGTTTCTCAACGCCCTCAATCTTAATATTCACACTGTTGGCGAAATGGTGGTCATTGACGACACGCCAGAAAAGCAAGGTCTCTTCATCCCAGGCGCTGGCTTTCAAGTGGTAGATAGGAGCGTGCTGCCAGAGTACGACACTATCATCATCCTTGCTCACAACTTCAGGCATCACATTGCGGAATCACTGGCTACACATTGGAATGGTCAAATTGTTTCCCTTCTGCCGATAGTGCAATGAAACAGCGATTTGTCATCTACCACCTTTATCAAGCGCACCACTGGGAGCAAATCTTTAGCGAGCAAATGGGCTTGCTGATGCTCAGTGGGCTTTTTGATAATGCAGAAGTGATTGTTTCAGTGAATGGTTCTTCCCCATTGCCGAAGGGACCATATAAACAAGTGTATCGAGAGGATGGCTTCTCCGAGAAGCCTTCTCTTTTGATGGCACGGCACTATGCCGAATCCTTCCCTGATTCACAAATCCTTTACTTCCATAGCAAAGGCATTTCCCATCCCACTAAGAACCAGGATGATTGGCGGATGATGATGCAACATTTCATCCTGATGGACTGGCGGCGGGCTTGCTTGCTGCTTGACGATCATGACGTGGTAGGAGTAAACTGGCGCTCATTTCCTGTGGAGCATTCTTCTGGCAACTACTGGTGGGCCAATGCTTCCCATTTGCTGAAGCTGGATCCAGCCTTCTTGAATGACCATGACCGCATGAGCCAAGAATTTTGGATTGGCTCCATTCCCGCCAAAGTGCATAATATGCACGAAACTGGGCTTGACCACTACAATCAAGCCTGCCCCTCCTCCTCCTATTGCTCACGCTATTTCCAACCATGACTCTCCGCGAAATCATTGCCAAGTACGACATCAATGGCCACGAGAAGGATGGTGGCACGGACAAAGATACCTTTCACTCCTACATTGAGCTTTACGAGGAACTTTTAGCTCCCTTTGTTGACAAGGCGATCACGCTGGTGGAAATTGGCATTCAATATGGTGGGTCGATGCTGCTGTGGCAAGACTATCTACCTAAGGCTCAATTTGTCTTTGTGGACAACGTGAACAGCATCCATCCTAAAATTCTTGATCACCTGGATCCAAGTCGGACCTCCCTCTTGTTCCAAGATGCCTACAGTGAAATCAGCGCAAATGCTGTAAGTCGCATTGCGGATTCCGGGCTTCCCGGTGACATCGACTTCATCATTGATGATGGCCCGCACACGCTGCAAAGTCAGATTGACTTCCTGCGCCTTTACCTTCCATTGCTGAACAAAGGAGGCATTGCCTTGATTGAAGATGTGCAAGATGTGTACTGGTTTGCATATCTAGAGTGGGAAGTGGAAAACGCAGGTAGCGAGTTTGCTCGCGAGTTTACTTTTGAACGAGTGGATCTTCGTCATGTCAAAGGACGCTACGATGATTTAGTGTTTGTCGTTAAAAGGCTTTGACCATGGAAGATCGTGAGGACGCAGCGGCTCCCAAAAGCAAGAAAGCCCAGCAAGCTAAAATTAGGAAGGTTTTGAAGGAATTCAAAGCTGGCACTCTCAAGAGCAGCAGCGGCGAGAAGATCACTGATCGTCGCCGTGCCATTGCCATTGCCTTGTCAGAAGCTGGCATGAGCATGCAAGGTAAGAGCGACGCCTATTGGGATAGCTACGTCAGCGTGATGGTAGGCGAAGAGGAGGAGGAGGGAATGGAAGAGGAGGAGGAAGACTCCCCAAAGGGCTGAGGGGAGACGCTGAATCATTCTCCCCTCCATCGTCTGTACGGGCTGCAGCGCGTCGTGGGCTTGAACTACGCAAGAAGTATGGCAAAGGTGGTTTAACCACCCAGGAGGCCGGGAAACAGGGCATTGGCAGTGGCGTGGCTCGCGCTACTTCCCTGGCCAATGGGGAAAGCGTGAGTTATGAGACTATCAAGCGCATGGCTGCATTCTTCTCTCGGCACGAAAAGAATAAAAGTGGCGGAGAAGATGATGCTGGTTTCATAGCCTGGGCGTTATGGGGATCTGATGCCGGTAGGGCTTGGGCAAATCGTGTGATTAGGATGGTTGAAAAGCGACAGTCCAATGAGTGAATACGTTCACATCGTCGAAAAGGAAGACGAGGATGGCATTGGAGTGCTGAAGGCACTAGCCGTGCTTTCTTCCAACGAGCATAGGAATACCAGCGAATGGCATTTGGTCGAGAAGCAATGCTTCAAGAATGGTCGCCTCGACGAAACTCACATCTTTTGCGAGAGCGTTTACAGGCAGCCCGACCCATACTTTGAGCCAGCAAAGATGCTGGTGTTTGAAGTGCAGGCAATTGCCAAGGCACTCATAATGGAGAGCGTAGAAGATCAGTTGCGCGAAATCCGCGAAGATGATGAAGACGACGATTAATGCCTTGCTGCATTGACCACAAAGTTGGGCATGCCCAAGAGCCATAAAATTGAAATGCCGTGCAATCCACTTAACACGCGGATCTGAGCGCAGTCAGGCGCGAGAACACCACGCTCCATCCTGGAGTAGGTGCTTTGGCTGATATTCAGCTCCTCTGCCACGTCACACTGTTTTAGTCCAGACTGAAGCCGAGCCTCTCTAATCCTTGATGCAATTTCACGCCTTGCCTCTTTGCAGGCAATGGATGGCACTGTAAACATTGTGGTGGTCGGTCTCATGGAAGAATAGTCCCGTAAGTGTAATACCCACATTCCGCATCCATAGTCTGATTTGACTGGTTGAATAGCTGCAATGTAGCGCATTCGTTAGCCTGTAAACATGGATTCACTCAATTGTTTCCGTTACGACGTATCGGCCATCCAGAACTACGAGTTCACGGATGAAGGATATTTGCGCGTAAAAGCGCGGATTGCCCGCACAGGCATTCAGTCGTACACGGATGCAAATGGTGGTATCCGCTTGGAGTACAGACCGGAAGAAGAAGTGGCCGCTAGCACGGCCTTGGACAGCTTCCGGGAAAAGTGCGTGACAAGGGAGCATCCCCCTGCCCTCCTAGACGCATCCAACACAAAGGACTATGCAATTGGTTTCACCAGTGCAGATGTCTCGTATTCCGAAGGCTTTGTTGAATCCACCTTGACCGTAACCGACAAAGAAACCATTGATGAAATCATGCGCGGCAACGTTCGTGAAGTCTCATGTGGTTACAAAGTTGATTACTCTCCTGAGCCCGGAATCACTTCTGACGGCCAACAGTACGATGGTATTCAGAAAAACATTCGTGGCAATCATGTGGCGATTGTCAACAGAGCTAGGGGTGGGGCGCAAGTTCGCCTCATGCTTGATTCAGCGGATGCCGCTGTCAACGATTTAATCACCCACTCACAAGGAGCAGTTATGTCTGCGAACATTGCGTTCGACGGCGTTTCCTTTGAGGCTGATCCGGCCCTAGCTGCCGCGATCTCTGCTGAACGCGATGACGCAAAAGGCAGCTACGCCGATATGAAGCGCCAGTATGAAGATGCCATGGCTGAAGCTTCCAAGATGAAGGAAGAAATGGATGCCATGGAAAAGGAAATGAAGGGCAAGTGTGACTCCGCTGAGGGTCGCGCTGATGCTCTTTCCGAAGAGAATGCAGCCCTCAAGAGCGATCTTGAAGCTGCCAAGCAAATCAATGTGGACAGCCTTGTTGAAGAGCGCATTGCGCTGATCGACAAAGCTCGCCCTTCCCTTGATTCCACCTTTGATTTCGCTGGCAAGTCTGTCCGTGAAATCATGGAAGCCTCCATCAAGGCCGTTCGTGCTGATGCTGATCTGTCGGATCGCTCCGATGATTACGTTACTGCCATGTTCGACACCTTGGCTGAAACTGCCGCCCGTGACGATTCCGGCACGAGCGAACTGCGTAAAGCCGTTGCTTCCATCGCCTCCCCCATGTCTGCACCTTCGTCCTATATGGAGAAGCTGCAAAACGCATGGAAAACTCCCCTCTCCGTCTCTAAGGAGCGCTGATCCATGGCTGTTACTTTCTCTGCCTCGGGGACTGCCTCTGTTGGTGGCGTGCAACAAGCTTATGCTTTTACGCACGATCGCTTCCACGAAGGTCAACTCTCTGACATCCGCGACCACACGATTGGCACCTACATCAACGAAACTGCCGTTGTGCAGCCCTTCGGTGGTGTGCAAGTGTATAACACTGCTGGTACTGTTGCCAACTCTGCTACTACCATTTCTGGCGCTAGCGACACTGTTCTTGGCCTGAATGTTCTCACCTATGTGGACGAAACTGCACTGAACGCTGATGGGCGTCCTGGTGTGAAAGTCCAGCAAGTGGTGAACGTCGCCAACGAAGGTGCTGTTGCCGTCTATGTGACTGGTAGTGTCACCCCTGCCTCCATTGTCCGTGTGCTTTATAGCGCTAGCGGCACTGGCAAGGCTGGTCAATTCAGCCATGCTTTCGCTTCGGGCAGGACTGTGCGTCTGTCCAATGCTCGCTACCTGTCCTCTACCACTGGTAGTGGCCTGGCAGTGCTTGAGCTGAACGGCCCGAGCTTCACCCTCTCCGCCGATTCTTGATAGGAGCACCCTCATGACCGATTTTCGCATGGATACGGCGGGTCTGTTTCTTGAGCGTCAGCTTGAGTTCATCCGCCCTCAGATATTTGAGACTCAGTACGCTGACATCAAATATCCCACCATTCTGCCTGTGACTAGCGAAGCTGGTCCTGGCGCTCAAACCTTCACCTATCGGATCATGGATTCGACTGGTGAGTTCCGCCTGCTTGCTGACGCTGCTGCCGACCTCCCCCGTGCTGACATCAGCCAAGTGGAGAAGAGCATCAGCATCCGCTCCTTCGGTGGTTCCTTCGGCTACACCGTTCAGGAACTGCGTGCTGCTCAAATGGCAAACATTGCTCTTGAGCAACGTCGTGGTGCTGCTGTACGTCGCGCCTATGAAGAGAAGGTGGAAAGCGTTGCGCTGTTTGGTGAAAGCACCGTTGGCCTGTCTGGTTTCTTCAACAACTCCACCGTGGACATTGTTGCTGCTGATAAGTGGTTCTCCACCGTTAGCATCACTGCCCAGGAAATGCTTGAACTGCTGAACTATGGCGTTACTGCCATCATCAGCGCTTCCAAGATGAAGGAGCAGCCTGACACCATCCTGCTTGGTTACGACGACTACAACAAGATTTCGACCACCCGCAACTCCGATTCTTCGGACGTGACCGTGCTCGAATACTTCCTGCGTACCAACCCCTACATCCGTAATGTTGAGCCCATCAACCAACTGACCAAGGGGAACAACGCTGGTCGTCTGAACACTAGCCGCATGGTGGTCTACAAGCGCGATCCTGAGAAGGTGCAACTGCACATTCCTCAGCCGCTTGAACTGTTCCCGCCCCAACAGCGTGGTCTGGAGTTCATTGTCCCCGCTCATGCCCGTCTGGGCGGTGTGGCACTGTACTACCCCAAGAGCGTCATCTACGTTCAAGCTTCTTCTTGAACCTAGCGAGGATGGGCGTTAAGCTATCAGCAGTTCTTAAGAACATCCCAAAATGCTAATCGCTTATCGCCCTGACCTTGAAAATCCGCCTCGCGAAGGTGGTTTCGGCGTGGTCACTGAAGCTGGTCTCATTCAACTGGCTCCAGGACTCAACCAAGAAGTGCCAGAACAGCAATGGCTAAAGGCGCGTCAAAACGCTACTGTCAAACGCCTAATGGCGATTGGTGCCATTGAAGAAGTTCAGGAACGCCTTACTGTAGAAGAAATTCCGCAGGACGTGCAATCACTGAGCAACATGCCCTTGGTTGAAGCATTCCGTGTGATCGAGATCATCCATGATGCTGAGCAATTGGCGGAATGGAAAAAGATTGAAGGTCGCATTAAGGTGCGTAATGCCATTGCCAAGCGCATTGAAGCCATTAAAACTGGACGGGCCTGATAATGACGGTCTCCTACTCCAGCTTCCTTAATCGGTTTCCTGAGTTCACGCCCCATCCAGAGGGGATTGTGAACGGCGCCATCTCCGAGGCGAGTGCTGATGCTTCTAGTGATGTGTTTGGTGATCAAACAGATCGTGCCGTGAAGTACCTAGCTGCTCATATCATTGCCATTCAACTTGCACAAATGGGCATCCAAATTGGTGCCACTGATGGCAAGGTATATGGCAAAGGACTTGAAGCCACACAATATGGCCAAGAGTTCAAACGAATGCTTGAAACCGTTGCCGGGTCTTCCATCATTGGATTTGTCGTATGATCAATGGGATGCCGCCACTAGCAAATGCAGCCCTTTCGTGGGATGTTGCCACTGGCGTGTATTCCGTTGATGCTTCTACTGGCAATCAAGTGGCCTCCGTTCAGGAAGTCACCTACTATGCCTGCTTGAAGCAAAAGACCAATCCACGATACGATTACTTGCTTGGTGCTGATAACACTGCCGTCTACATGGAGGGGCGTTTAGTTGGACCATTGGCGTTCTCTAACATTTCTCCTGGCAGCAGCGCTTCTGCAGTGATCAATGGGAGAGAGGGACGGTTTGAGCTACTGCCTAATGAACAACTTGTTGAACATTATTGGCAGTTTCTTGGCACACCAATCAGAGGCATCTTTAGACTGGTTGGTAAAGGAAGCGTCTTGAACGCTTAATCGTTCCCATTCTCCCATCGAGGAAAAATGACCATTTATCATCCCACCGAACTGGTTAAGAGCCAAGACGTTATCATTCGTGTTGGCTCTATCACTGGTACTACGCGCCCCCTCATCACTCAGAGTGGCGCCACCTTCACTGTAAGCGGCGCTCCTACGCTCTACACGCTGCAGGCTGCTACAACGGCCTCCATGGCCTTCAACGACAACAACACTGAGTTCTACGTCCTTGGTGGCGGCGGCTTCACTGATAGCGTTGTCGTGACTGCTGGAGCCACTGCTTCCGTTACCACCTACTTCCAGAAGGACGTGGACGGTGCTGTGTTCCTCCCCAATAGCTTTGATGAAGCATTCCAAGTGGTTGCTGCTTCACGCTATGACAAGAACGCGGAAGTCTACTTTGAAGTGAACAAGCAACTGGGTTCCAGTGGTACTACGTTCTACTACGATCGCGTGGCTTATGTTGGTCGCGTTAGCAATCTGAACGAGAGCTATCCCGCTGACAACCTCGTGGAAGTGACTTTTGATGTGATGAGCCGTGGTCGTGTTGGCATCCACCAGAATGCCCAAGAGACTGGCAGCATCATCCCGACCACTCCTAACGCCTGATCCACTCCCATTGTTTCTTGCTAGCCTCTCCTTAGGGAGGGGCTTTTTAATACCATGAACATCACCCAGCTACGGGACGCCATTAATACGCTCTTGACTGACTCTCCGAGTTTGCTGGGCACCTACACGCTTCCTAATAAAAGCACCACTCCAGCAATTTACACAGTGGGCAGGCAGTCAGTACCGGCTGAATGGAAAGTGGCTGGCCTAGAGGCCACCATTCGTGAATTCCCTGAGAGGATTCCCACTGCCATGGTAGGGGCAGTGAAGGTCATGCAAACATGGGAAGTAGTGCTGGTGCAATATACGCCTGCTAGTACCACGCTGAGCACTGCCATTGACAGGATGGTGCGGCGATTCCCTGATGCACTATTACGTTACACGCAAAAGGATGACATCACCTATGAGCGTTGTAGATTTCTCATTCCTGATGCCACTGTTCGCAATCTCTACCCTGGTCCATAGTCATGGCTATCTTTGGCGGCAATGTCATTAACGGCCACCTTATTGAGAATGCCTTGATTGCTGCGTTTGAGACGTGGGTGGAGGAGGACATCAACAAGAGGCACTGGGATGAGCAATTCAAGAACATGTCGAAATGGGACTATGACTTGGGCGACAAGCCAACTTTGCGGAAAAATGGAGAAGTTGTTGACAGCCCAAGGGACATTTATGATCTCGGCCTTTTGCACAAGAGCGGAATAGCAAGCTCAGTGGTTGAAAACACGGGAACGATGGTCACGGCTAATTGGCACTGGGATGCAAAGAACACCAGTGGCAAGGAATATGCCTGGTATGTGCATGAAGGTTTTGGCAGCAACACTACAGCGCGACCGTTCACTGACGACATTGCCTTCGCCCCCAATTTCTTCTTGAAAGCACCTGGCATCAGATTTAAGATGCGAGTTCGGGAGGCGCTGGCCAGGCTCTAATGCAAATCGACTACTTAAAAAGCGACGATGGCCGAGTGCATGCCATCAACTGCTCCTCTTCCGAAGGCGCCCTTGACATCGGCATATTGTGTTTGATTGCCTGCACTGAAAGTACCATTAGAATTACAGACGAACATCATCGTTTCATTGTTGAAGTGCCAAAGGAGTTTCGCTCTAGCAGCGAGCGCGTGAAGGCCTTCAACGCTTCTCTTACCATCCTGTCCCATGAGCAAGTATAGTTTCCTGCTTCAGTCCAAGGAAGCCGAGTATTTTGCACTTACAGAGCATCTTCGCTTGAAGAAGCATGGCGGCTGGTTGGTGGCAGAAGCCATCGAGCAGGAAGAGATCAGCAAGGTGCAAAGCCAAGCTACCATTCGTGCCGTGCAACTGGCAAAGCGTATTGCCACTGCCAAGGGCATTGAGCTGGATGAAGCCTTTGCGCTGCTGCAAGGTGGCACTGACCTTGGCGAGATGGAACTGCTTAGCGACTTCACTGAGGAGACGCTGGGCATGATCAGCAGCGGCGGCAGCATTGAAACCAGCAATGCTCGCATGGTGACGGCCTTTGTTCGTTGCCGTGGTGAAGGCTTTATTGATGGCCAATGGCAAGCCGTTGACGACTGGTCCATTGAAGACACCAAGACCATGGGACGGCCCGTGATCGCCAAGGCCATGGAATTCATTGCGTCTGAGCAAGAGCAGGAGGCCAGCGAAGCGAACGCAGCAAAAAAAGCCCCGCAGAAGACGAAGGAAGTGTTGCCGAACGCCTAGAGAAGCAAGCCAAGGCCTTTCTCAAGGGCTTGGTGAAATGGGATGACATTCACTTTCGTCTGAATTCTTGTAGCTACAACGATGAACGCTGGTCTGCTAAAAACTTTGGCAGCCAGCGAGTGGCTGATGTAAATGCTGCATTGAGTTGGATTGAAAAGCATGATGTGGCAAGGTACAACCTTGAGAGCATTTCCATTGCAAAACTTGGTTCCTTTGTGGCTGCATCCCTTGGTGGCAAAAATACTAAGGTGTCGCCGCAGGACTTCTTGCCGTTTGACACGCGCAAGATTCGCACTGAACATGGCATCACTGACAAGAGCATAGAAGTGTTGCGTCGTTTGATGAAAACACAGGCGATGGATGGCAGGGTGATTGGTTTGCTTGCTGAAGAATTGAAAAGCGCATCATCGCGTAGTAATGACGAATAGTTGGCTAAACTGAGAGGTAATAGGACGAGTAGATCATGGCTGCTGCGGAACTGAAGCTTCAAGTAGGGCTTGATCTTGCTTTCTTCCGGCAGCAACTGGCGCAACTTGGCAGTGTGGCGGTTGGCTATCAATTGCCAATCAATATCAAGTTTGACCGTCTTGGTATCCAACAAGAACTGAATAGACTTGCAACAAATATAAACAGGCGAAAGTATAAACTAGAAGTTGCCACCAATATACAAAAAGAAATTGAGGCCGCTGGAAAGCTTGACACGGCTCTTAGCAATTTACAAGGCAAGGAAATTGGCATTAAGGTAACAGGCACTCTTGGTAAGATTGCGCCAAAAGATGCTACTAAAATTCGCAATGATCTAGCGGAGGCCGTTGCTGGAGGAACAGGTAAAAAAATTCTTGTTGATGTTAGCGTCAGAGAAAATGCTATTGGAGAGGAGCTTCGTGCAGTTCGTAAAGCATTAAATGAAAAGATTACTCCTAAAAACGGCAAAATTCTTGTCGCTGCCAGTATTCGGAGTGGTATTACAAATGAAGAAGCTAAAGAGTTCAGGGAATCAGTTAAACGCAAAGTTGGCAACATTATTGTCAATGTCACGGGATCTGCCGACCAGCTAAGGGCTAAGGAAGCAAAGAGTATTCGCACCTCTCTTTATCAATCCATTATCTCCAATGGCGGAAAAATTAAAATTCCCGCCACATTGACTATTGCGGATAGCGAAGTTGCTGCGTTTCAAAAAGCTGTAAACAGTAAATTTGCTGGAATTACTGTCAAGGTCAAGGCTGAGATTGAAGAAATTCAAGGCGGAAAAACACAAGCGCAAATCGAAAAAGAAGCAATGGCTGGATGGCAGCGCATCCAAGAAGTGGGCGCCGCACGAATGAGTGGAGGCTCGTCTGATCCTGCTCGCAGAGAAAGTTTGCGTCAATCGCTCTCTGGAAGAGACATTGGAGAGCTAAGGAGCATAGGCGAACAGTTGGGAGTAAAAGGAGCAAGGCGATACAGTAATGTGCGAAATTTAATCGAAAAGATTGTTGCAGATGCTTCGATCGAAATGATCAAGAAGTATCTTGATCCTCAAGCGGTAATGCGTAATCCAGACAGAAGTGGCTTGGGTAAAGTCCTTGACACTTTTGCTCGCGGTGTCTTCCACATGCTTGGCATGGATCCGGCAGCAATGATGGCGGCGCAAAGACAAAAACTACTGCCTCCTTCCATTAGCTGGCCTGCTTCTGCCGCCACCCCGCCATCGTATCAAGGGAAACCCGGCACGATGCTTCCAGGAGCACCAGCGCCCACGTTGATTGGTGGGGCTCCTGGCCCTTTTGGGCTCTTGCCTCGCACAACAAGGGCAGGCGCCATGGGCGACATGATGCGCATGCTATCGCAAGGTGCTGGCGAGGAGTCTCCAGGAGTATTGGCTAAAACAACAAAAGCCAGAATTGATGAAATTATCAATAAATACTTGCGAGTGGTTGAAGTCCAGGTCGGAAAATCTTTTGATATTCCATTTGAACTCAAGAAACAATTAAATACTTTCTCTTATCTTGTCCAGGCTTTGCGTGACGCGGAAACACGCACAGCACAAATGCAAATGCCTACTACTAAGGCAATTGGAGGTACTGCTTTTGGTTCCCAAAAATATCTTCCAACTGCTCTTGGTGATGAAACCAAGAAAGTATTGAGAGATGCGGCTCATGCATTCTTGCGTGTGATGCGTGAAGAAATGAGAAAAGTTGTATATCAAGTCAATGTGCAGGATCTTGGGCAGGCAATTAACAGGCAAGCAATGCTGCCAGGGCAAGCTAAAGCGCCTTTGATGTTGCCCGCAGCAGGAGGTACAACGCCTCGCAACCAAATGCCTTTGCATGCGGTAAGTACAGGCGCTTATGTTGGCCAGCCAGGCTTTATGCAAGCGCCTTCCATTCCGCCTCCAATGGGCGGTGGTGGCGCTCCTCCCGCTCCTCCATCCCCTCCAAGTGGCGGGCGTGGAGGCTTCGGAAGCTTTGGCGGCTTTGGAGGGGCAATGCCCAATCTTTCCTTGCCAGGCGCTGGCTTGGTGAAAGAGGTGGGCGACCAGTTTGGCTATGCAGCCCAGCAAGTATTGCTATTTGGCACCACTTACAAGGCACTTGCCTTCCTCACTGACTTCCCATCGAAAGTGGGAGAAGCCGTTGCACAACTGCAAAGCTTCCGCAATACGCTTCAGGCCATTACTCCTAATGCCGACGAATTTCAAAAGTCAAATCAATTCATCCTTGATACTGTAGATAAATACAATATTCCCATTCAATCCGCTCGCGATGGATTCACTAAGCTTTACGCATCCATGAAACCCGCTGGCTTTAGTGGTGAACAAATACAAAAATTGTTTCTTGGCATCTCAAAAGCTTCTGCCACGCTAGGCCTAAGTAGCGACAAAGTGGATCGCGTCACCTATGCGTTCTCCCAAATGGCAAGCAAAGGGCAATTGATGTCCGAAGAAGTTTCTGGGCAATTGGGAGACGTAATTCCTGGCGCCTTGTCAATCATGGCAAAAGCTGCCAATATGGACATCAAAACCTTCAAGAAAGCGATGGAGGATGGAGTATTTGTCGGAAAAGCATTCACGGATGTGATGAGCAATGTCCCGATTGTTTTAGAGCAGCGCTTTGGTAAAGGCGCCGAAGGGGCTGCTAAAACCTTCCAGGGTCAAATGAATGCAATGGCGACCGCCACGCAAATGCTGTATGAATCATTTGTTCCAGTTGGTGATCTTTTTACCAGCAAAATTGTTGCGCCATTCACGAAAGGATTACAAATACTGGCGGACGGATTCAATGCTTTCTTCTCTGGCGCGGCCACTAAGACCGCCGGTGGTTCTGCTCTGTTTCAAGAACTAGAAAAACTACGTCCCACCTTCAAGGGCATTGCTGATAACATCAAGCAGTTATTACCTGTTTTGCAATCTTTCGCAACCACAGCCCTGGGGCTTGGCAAAATTTTACTTCAGATAGCTGGCAATCCATTTGCTGGTTACCTGGCAAGAGTTTACCTTGCTGTTTTGCCATTGACAATGGCGATTCAGGCTCTTAACTTGCAAGCGCTCGTTCCAATGATTGCAAGTTTTGTTCGCGCAATACCAGCATTCATCGCCTATCAGGCAGCTTTGCTGCAGGGGGTTTCAGCAAATAAATCATTGCAGTTGTCCATGGTTTTAACCGGGCAATCGGCTGGAATTACTGCGGGCAAGATAAGACTTGTTAGCGCAGCTCTTGGATCGTTGGCCGTCGGTGGAATAATTCTGGGCATTGGCGTATTGATTGAAAGATTTATGAGTCTTGGTGCAGCTATAGACGGCGTACATCAAGCCACAAAACAGACAGTCCAAGGCATTTCAAGCCTGGCTAACACCGGAGATGTTGGTGGATTAAAGAATATCTTGGCGGACACAAAGAAACAAGTGGAGACGTTTAAGGGTCTTCGTCAGTTTGTCGGTGGAGGATCGCTTGGCGCTCCGTCAAAGCGATTGACTCAGCCCGCAGCAAATCAAATGAAAGCTCTTGGATTAGAGCGATTTGTATCTAATGATGTATTTGGAAAACCATATGTCAATGACTTTATAAATGCCTCAAAACTTATAGAGGAAAAGCTGAAAGGATTAGAGAAAGCCGCTGGGGCTGTTCAGAAAAAATTGCCATTAGCTGCCAAAATAGCTGAAAACATAAAGCAACAGGCTAAGAAAGCAAGTGATGCCATTACCCCCATTACTGGCGCTGGTGGAGACGAAGCATCGGCTAAACCTGCTGCTGCTCTTTATGAAAATCGAAGCCGTGTTGCAGATGATCTTTCAAAGATGCAAACCGCAGCGGATATAGAGCGTAAAACGGCAGTATTTGATTTTCAAGTAGATCGCATGAATACTTTCTACGACATGCAGGAAGCTCGCGAAAATAGTTTCCAAAAGGCCAGCATTCAATTCCAGCGGGAAATGTTTAATATTGAAGTGCAAAGGCAGAAGGCCAACTTGAATGCACAAAATCAAATTACAAAAGCTCAAGGGAGTGTGGCTGGAGGAGGAGGTACTGCAGGCGCATATTTGCAAGGTGACATTGGGCCAACCAGCACTGGTCCGCATTTTGACGTAAAAAAAGTTGGTGGCGGTTACTTTGATCGCAAATTCCTGGACCAGTATGTTCAAGTGAATGGCAAGCCGCTGTCTAGCGGAACCACTGTTGGTGGCGGTACATTTGCCGCTCATCAAGGTCGTGACAGCAGTGGATGGGACTATGCCTTTGGGGGTGGACGTCATGCTGCTACGTTGATGGGAGGCGCCCAGTGGCTTGAAGGTAAACCAACCGCTCACGGCGAGCAAAGGCGCTTCCAGATTCCCACTGGAGAACAGTTCCAATTTCTTCACGGCAAGTCGGAAGGCATTGGTGCCATTCCTCCCGGCAAGGTTGCAGCAAGTCAAGCGCGGGTAATGAAGGCTGAGCTTGCTACTAATATTGCAATCACCAAGCAACATGAAACTGCAACTCGTGCAGACGAAAAAGCATTACTTGATCAACAAGTTGCAATGCAAAAATATGTCAGTTCAATTATGCCCATTGCCGAGCAGGAGCTGCAAATTCAACTGCTGCGAAAACGCAGCGAATTGACAAAATCCGGCATCAGTCAAGAGCAGATTGACACGGAAATGCAAATCTTTGAGACGAGAACAAAGTCTGGCATTGCGCTGAAAGATTATACAAGGCTAATTGAGCAATACGAAAATGCAGTCACGACAGGAGAAGTAAAGCAAGGGTTTGCAACTAAAGCAATTGCTGGATTTAGGGCGGAAATAGATAAGATAAACAAGGGACTTCCGCTGACAGTAAAGCAAATCAACGAGCTAGCGGAAGCCCAGTCAAACTTAAAAGTAGACGCAGCAGTTAAAGACTTGCAAAACCGATTGGAAATGGCAGGAGCATTTACTCCTGAAGACGAAATGCGAGTACGGATTAAACAACAGTTCCCGAAGGCGTCTGAGTCCCAATTATCAGATTTATTCAAGAAAGAAAAAACTGCCATCGAGGCCGAAAAGCTCAAGGAGGATTTGGTTGGTATTGCCTCTTCCATCGGCACTGCTTTTGGCGATGCCTTTAAGGGCATCATCACCGGCTCAATGACTGCACAAGAAGCACTGGCTTCATTCTTCCAAAACCTAAGCAACTACTTTGCTGACATGGTGAGCAAGATGATTGCGGAATGGTTAAAGGTGGAAGCCATTAAGGGCCTTAAGTCGCTACTGCCCAATCTATTTGGCGGTGGCGCGGGCTTTGCCTTCACTGGCGACTCTGGCTTAGGCGCTGTAGCTTTTGGCAGCGGCTTTCAAGTGCCAGGTTTTGAATTTGCCAATGGTGGCATTGCTCCTAAAGGCTTCCAGGCCTTTGCTTCTGGAGGCATCGTCACAGGCCCCACGCTGGGCCTTGTAGGCGAAGGGCGTTACAACGAGGCCGTGATTCCATTGCCCGATGGGAAGAGCGTTCCAGTGGATCTAGGAGGGGAAGGCGCTAGACTTGGCGGGAATGGTGGCGTATCAGTGGGTGAGATTAACATCACAGTCCAAAATACTGGCGACACGCTAAGTCCTGCTGCTCAAAAGCAAATTGCAGGGCAAGTGCAAGGTATAGTATTGGCAACAATGGCTGATCAGCGTCGCTCAGGTGGCTTACTACGATGACTGCATTCATCACGCTGAACAATGTGCCTATTGCCATTGATTCAAAAGTAAAGCGTTCTGTAAGATCGCAACGCACCCAATTTGGCGATGGTTACAGTCAAGTGTTGGCTGATGGGCTTAACGCACAGTTGGAAATATGGAGCTGTAGCACGAGGCCTCTTTCTGAAAATGAAGTGTATGGCATCGAATCATTTCTGCTGCGGCAGAAGGGACAGCCAATTCAATGGTCGCCGCCAAACTCCACCAAGAGCTTTACGGGACAGTTTGAAGCTGGAGTGCTGGAACTAGGCTACAACGACCTTGCCTCGTTAATACTTACTGGCTACTCCAGACCTGGCAACTACACTGCTAATTTATCCACTGGTCGCCTTGCTTCTGTTACCATTGCAAATCTAGTGGATGTGGGAATTTCCCTTGTTCTCAACCCTAGGAGCTACATCATTGAAGATGGCTGGGAATTTTCATTCCTAGGTGATGATTACTTTCAGCTAGGCTTCGCCCTGCGTCAGGTGTATGTATGACACAGCAATCACCAATAGCCCAGACACTTAAAACTGTTACGGCTGAAATCATTGATCTGTTTACGCTGGATATTACAGTGCTGCTACCTCCTGGCAGCATGGATCAAGCCATCTATCGTTTCTGTAATTGGACGCAAGTCGGCGGTGCTGATGTGGTGTATCAAGGCAACACTTACATTGCTCTTCCAATGCAAGCAGAAGGCTTCAGTCTCACTGGTTCCGGCCAGTTGGCACGGCCTACGATCACCTTCAGCAACATCGGCTTGGCCATCAGCGGCCTCACCAACACCTACGATGACTTTGTAGGCGCCACGATCAGCCGCCTGCGCACAATGACCACCTACCTAGACGGAGCCCCTGCAGCCGATCCTGACGCCTACTGGGGGCCTGATGAATGGATTGTTGAACAGAAGTCTTCCGAGAACAAGCTTGCCATTAGCTTTCAGCTTGCCGTGCCCTTTGATCTAGAAGGTCAAACGCTTCCAGGGCGGCGCTTACTGCGTGAACAGTGCCAATGGATTTATCGTGGTGCCATCGGCTGTCAATACACTGGCGCTTCCTATTGGAACGTCAATGACATATCAGTGGGTACGCTCGCTCAAGACGTATGTGGCAAGCGACTTAGCAGTTGTCAGTTACGATTTGGCAGTGGTTCTCGCCTTCCATTTGGCGGCTTTCCTGGCCTGCGAGATACACAGGGATAAATCATGACACTCAGCACCTTCGCTACTTCCATTACTGCCGAGCAATCAGCAGAAATTCGTCGGCTATCAGAGCAGGCTTTCCCAAAGGAAGCTTGTGGTTTCATTCGCGCTGATGGCACAATTAGCGAATGCACCAATCAAAGCACTATTGAAGATCAATTCATTATTGCCGCTAGTGATTACGATGATGATGCCTTGGCTGTTTGGCATAGTCATGCTAATCTCGCTCGTTTCAGCGCAGCAGACATCAAAGCATGCAAGCAACTTGGCCTGCCTTTTGTCATGTGGGATTGTGGCAGTTCACAACTCTTCTTTCTCAGTGCAAGTCAAGACATAGGCTTAATTGGTCGTCCATGGAACTATGGCATCTACGATTGCTATGCAGCAGTGCGTGATTGGTACTATCAACAATTTGGCTGGGAGCTTGGTGATTATGACCGCCAGTATGAAGGCGAATGGTCCACTCGTGGCTTCACGCATTTTGAAGACAATTTCAAGGCTGAAGGCTTCTTGCAACTTGCACCAAATGAGCCCGTGCAACGTGGCGACGCCATCTTATTTCGCATTAGGAATGATGTCACTGCTAATCATGTGGCCGTGATAGAGGATCCAAGTGCTAACATGTTATTTCAGCAGTTAGTAGGACGACTGTCAGGGTTGTCTCCCTATTCGTCTTACTTCCGAGAGAATACCACCAAGATCCTGAGGAGAACCGTTTAATGGTTACCATTCGATTGCTTGGTGAAGCTGGCCGTCGTTTTGGACGGAAATTCACGCTTGATGTGAAGAATGCAGCGGAAGCAGTAAGGGCTCTTTGCGTTCAAATGCCAGCCATGCGTCAATACTTGCTTGATAGCAGTGACAATGGCATCCTTTGGCGAGTGGTGACAGAAGATCCTCTCGGGCTAGACGAAGAAGGTTTACTCAGTCCATGCAGCAAGCGCGTGGTACTGGCCCCTCAGCCAGCAGGGCGCGGCAGTGTGGGACGCATTATCCTTGGCGTCGCATTGATTGCAGGAGCCTTCATAATTGGTCAGCCATGGCTGGGAAAATTTGCCTTTAATCTATTCGTTGGTGTGGGCACTTCCATGGTCTTAGGAGGCATAGCACAATTGCTTACGCCAACGCCAGCGACAACCGCCTCTCGATCCAGAGAAGAACAGCAAAATAGTTTTACTTTTGACAAAAGTAATGCCAACACTATACAAGGTAGTGTTGTTCCAGTGTTGTATGGTGAGCGTATTATTGGTTCATTGCCCGTGCTTTCCTTTAGTATTGAGCTGCAAAATTCACTATGACATCCCCTGCTTTTCCCATTGAAATCATTGGTGCTGGTGGTGGTGAAACCAGCAAGGACGGTGGTGGTGGTGGACAAAGCCGCACGCCAGTAGAAGCAACGAACAACTTATTTTCAGTTGCTTTTGCCAAGACTGTCTTTGCCGTGTCGGAAGGAGAAATAGAAGGTTTCCCAAATAGTGCCACGAAAGACATCTATCTAGATGGCACTGCAATTCAACGTAGTGATGGCACCTATAACTTTGAAAATGTAACCCTCGATTATCGCACTGGTACAGACGAAACCCAAACACCAATGCTGGGTTTCTCCACTGCTGAAAATGTGGTTGGCGTTAATACGCAAGTAACACAGAATGTAGGGCCTGTTACGCGAGTAATTAGTGACACGGACATTGAGCGTGTAAGGGTGATTATTAACCATCCTGCGTTGCAATCAACTGACACAAGCAATGGTGATGTCAACCCTACAGGTGTTGCCTATCGCATTGCCCTCTCCACCAATGGCGGGCCATTCGTCACGCAAGCTGAACCCACCGTAAGTGGCAAATCAAGCGGTCAATTCCAGCGAGCTTATGAATTTGACCTGCCTGGCAGTGGACCATGGGAAGTGAGAGTGAGTCGGCTAACGGCAGATAGCAGCAGTTCGTACTTGCAAAATACCATTGAATGGCAAGCATACACTGAAATTATTGACGAGAAATTTGCCTACCCCAACACGGCACTTCTAGGCGTAAGAGTGGATGCTCGCCAGTTTAATAGCATCCCAGACGTGACCATGCGGGTGCGCGGCAGGCGAGTGCAAATTCCATCAAACTACAATCCTACCACTCGCGCATACACTGGTCTATGGGACGGAACGTTTATCACTGCATGGACCAATAACCCTGCTTGGATTTTCCGTGATATTATCGTCAACAATAGATTTGGCGTTAGGCGATTTGCTAGTGCCGTAGATATTGACAAATGGTATCTCTATACAATTTCACAATACTGTGATGAACTAGTGCCAAATGGCATTGGCGGCACTGAACCACGTTTCACTTGCAATGTGTTTTTACAAAATGAAGGTGGCGTCTTTGAGGTGATCAATGCTCTTGCTTCAGTGTTTCGTGGCTTGGTTTATTACAGCGAGAATAAGCTCTACTTAACGCAAGATCGGGCGCAAGTGCCTGTGCAGCAATTTAGCGAAGCCAATGTCATTCAAGGCGTGGGTGAAGATGGCACTGTCACTGAACCATGCTTTAATTATGTGGGCACTGCTAAGACTGCACGAAAGTCAGTTTGCATTGCTAGTTGGGACGACCCAAATCAAAACTATAGCAGCGTTGTTGAATACCTGCAAGATGACTACTTGCTGGAGCGTTTTGGTTACAACCCAATTGACTTGCGCCTCATGGGCGTTACCACTCGCGGGCAAGCACTAAGAGCAGCAAAGCATACGCTATTCTCCAACCGCTATGAAACTGAGAAAGTTAGCTTTCGCGTGGCAGCAGAAGGCCTTGCGTGCAGCGTTGGTGAACTCATCCAAATTGCCGATCCATTGAAACAAGGACAACGCCTTGGCGGCAGGGTGAAGGCCATTGATGCGCCAAACAACCGCATTACGCTTGATGCCGTGTTGAGCCTCAACCCGGCTATTGCCTACACGCTTAGCCTTGTTATTCCCGATGGCGAAACAATAGTAAATCCTGATGGTAGCACTACTACGCAGCCAAAGTTGCAAGTGTTGAATGTTATAGATTACAGTACATTGTCTGGCGCCAGTGAACTGCGCACGTTAATTGCAGAAAATGAAGACTTCTTAATTGCTCAGAATAATGACAATCTCACTGGCTTCATTGTTCAAGACGATGCAGCCAATACTGTCATTCGGACTAATGGCATTATCACTACACAACCGGGAGCAATATGGGTGTTGGAGTGGGAAGATTTGAACGCTGCCTTGTATCGCATTGTTGGCATTAGCGAAGTGGAGCCCCTCATTTATCAAATTGAAGCCCTTCAAAGCAACCAAAGCAAGTTTGCCTATGTAGACAATGATCTGCCTGTTGTGGTGCCGAAGGATCGGTTTACCATTCGTGATGCCAATCCACCAACGTCGCTGACGGCGCAATTGGTTTATAACAATGGTCGCACGCAAATTATTGCCGACTGGGTGGCACCCACTTACAACGGCTACGATGACTTGCAAGTTAATCGCTACCGCTACCAATATCGCCTTGTAAATTCTGAACAATGGTCCGATGCTTTTGAAACGGCATACACTGATAGCGCCATTTCATTGCCAGATCACATTTATGGCAATGCCTATCAACTAAGGGTGGCAAGTCGCAATCGTCTGGGGCAGCAGTCTGACTGGCTGGCTGCTGACGTGGCAGCTTTTGAGGCACTGCCCGACCTCAGCGATGCCACTTACAACGCTGTCGTCAGACATGCCAACCAGCCCGATGGCACGCAACTGTTGATCGTTAGTGCTGGCTCTTGCCCATTGCCTGAGCGCATCACTGGCTATCGCATTTGGGCCTTTCCGACTAACGTACCGACTGTCATTCCAGGCGTCAAGGAGCCCGATGCTGATGGCTGGTACTTCTTGAGTGAAATTCCTCTCACTGGTTACTATACCATTGCATTTCATGCCCCAGGCGATTGGCAACTGCGCGTAGCTTTTACCAGTGCAATTTTTGGTGAAACACCGTCTGACTATATTTATGACACAATAGCTCGCAATGAAATTGTTCCTCCAGTGCCAGGAAACTTCACTGTTGTGCAAAACATCAATAGCCATAGCAAGCGCTTTAGCTGGCAGCTTCCGCTTAGCACCTATGGCAGTTGGGATCAAGGCGTGGTGTCTGATGTGGTGTCCTATCAAGTGAGATTTAAGCAAGGGGCATTGGTCGATGGTGATGCTGCCTTAACTTGGGAGCAAGGCCTTGATTTGTTCTCTGGTGGTGTGCCAGCCACTCAACAATGGTTTGAAACATCATTGTTTGATAGTGATGAATGGACAGTGATGATCAAGGCTGTAGATGCTACAAAATGGACGTCAGACGTGCCAGCTTTTATATTGGTCAACATTGGCAATCCACCACTTAGCAATGCAGTTTACACTGAATGCCTTAATACATCCACATGGCCCGGCACCTACGTCAATGCCGAACTAAGCGCCATTTACAATATCATCACGCAAGACGGCAATTACCTTGCCACGCAAAGTGATGATTTGTTTATTGGTGATACTGGCGTGCCAGGATTAAGGCAAATTGACCCAAGCCTTGACTCCTTCTACATTTGGAACTTTGACAATAACTTCTTTGAAAGTTCAATTCTCATTACAACCACAGCGCAGGCAACGTATCAGCATAGCATTGGTGCATTGGCTGGGGCCAATACAAGTCTTTTCCAGGAAAACGATGATGAGATTTGGCAGGAAAACGACGATGCTATTTACGCTGAACAGGCCACCTATGGGGCTGGCGCACTAAGTGGTCAATCCTCCGGCATCCTCCATCCCTATGCGCCATACGAACAGCTCATTGAGGACATCTACCAAGTGCAAACGCTATTCCGTAGCCCTGACGGCACCACGGCTGGCACGCTTGATAGTCTCTGCATTTTCTTGGACTATGCCGATCTCATTGAATCCCAGGATGATGTGGTGATTAGCAGCAGTGCTGGTGGCACGGCGATACCACTACTGAAGACGTTCCGTGCGATTAACTCCGTGCAAATTACGCTACAATCAACAGGCAGTGGTGCAATCAGCGCTATTGTTATGGCAAAAACCACATCAAGCATTACAGTGAAGTGCGTGAATAGCTCTGGTACTGCCGTATCAGGATTGATCGACATGACCGTTGTAGGGTACTGACATGGCTGGCTTAAGGATTTCTCAACTGCCAGCAGCCACTGCGCTAGCCAGTGCAGACTTATTTCCATTTTCAAGCGTGTCTGGCAGCCAGACTCGGCGTATCACGGCTACAACCATGGCTGTGGCGTTAGGACTGCTTGGTACAAGCGTTGGTCCAACTGCGCCATCAACGCCAAGCAACGGTCAGCTCTGGGTGGATAGTAGCAGCAATCCGCCATTGGTGAAAGTATGGAATGGTGCAACGTGGACCATCGTTTCATCGCAGCCAACTGTATCAGCCTTCACTAATCCTGGAGCCACTGCCCCATCGTCCCCAGTGTTGGGCCAATTGTGGCAAGACACTAGCCAGACGCCTGATGAGCTGAAGATGTGGGATGGCGCCAACTGGGTGAGGGTGGATCCTCTTGGCATTACGCAAGCTGCAGGTGATGCTCGCTACCTGCAAATCAGTGCTGCTGCTAGTGCCTATCTTGCTTTGAGTGGTGGCACGCTTACAGGCAACTTGACTTTAGTGGGAGCACCTAGTACCACCAACATGGCTGCCACCAAGGGCTATGTGGACACGCAGATTGCTGCTATTCCTGGCGCCAGCGACATGACACCGGCTGGCACGATCATCTACACGGCTCGATCCACTGCTCCTACGGGCTACCTAAAGGCCAATGGTGCAGCAGTAAGCCGCTCGACTTATGCCACATTATTTGCCGCCATTGGCACCACTTATGGTGCAGGTGATGGCTCAACCACGTTTAACCTTCCTGAACTGCGCGGCGAATTTGTCCGTGGCTTGGACGATGGCCGAGGCATTGATACCAGTCGGGCATTGGGCAGTGCCCAGGCACAGTCCTATCAGAGTCACAGCCATGGTGTTACGGATCCAGGGCATAGTCATGGTTACACATCCAATGGCAGTAATATGGCGGGCAGGCTAGCTCCTGGCATAGAGGCCGGCTTTGGAGGAAACGGTATAGGTGACGTATCATTTTCAATTACCGCCAACACAACTGGCATTACTGCCACTGACGCCAGCGGCTCCACTGAAACCCGTCCCCGCAACGTGGCCGTCCTTGCTTGCATCAAAACGTAAGCAATTAGCTAACCTATTCACATTGCTTTACGTTCATGGCAAACGTTAAAATTACCGACCTAACGGCTTACACTGACCCGCTTAATACGGACGTGTTGCCAATTGTTGACGTGACAAATAATGTCACCAAAAAGGTGAGCATTGCCAACCTTGCTAAGAACGTAAGCCTTGGTACGGCTGCATTGCCGGGCGTTGCTTTTGACGGCGATCCCAACAC